AGATAGTTGAATAAATCGTCATGTAAAAGTTGTGTAGTGTTTGTTTCAAATGTAACATTTTTTAAGTCCTGCATACGTGGGTGCTCAAATAATTCTACGTACAATCGTTGCCACGCCAACAATGGTTCGCCGCCTGTCATGATTAAATGGATATCTTGTCCATTATTCATAGTCCATTTACCTTCTGGCAATAAACTTAATAAATGTTCTACTACTTCATCTACAGTTGCTTGTTTATTGAATTTTTTAAACTCTGGATAGATACTTGCATAAGTATCACAACCTGTATGTATAATAGGCAAGTCATTAAACTCTTTTGTAGTTTCATGTACACCTGCATCTATTAAGTCTTGTACTTCTTGATTACGAATAATACCAGCCTTTTGCTTTTCATCACGCATTGGTTGATTTTCTAAACCAAAGTTCATACAACGAAAATTACAACCAAACGTTCTTAAAAAGACAGAAGGAACGCCTACGTAACGCCCTTCGCCTTGTACACTATAAAATGCTTCTGAGTATCGTAGTTTTTGCATATTAAGATCCTGCCGCGAACGATTGTTGAAGTTTAACGTTATCCATAAACTCTTTCTTAGTTGCGGGATCATCTTTAAATGCACCACGTAGTACAGTTGTTTGTGTAAGACTACTGTGTGCTTTAATACCTCTGTTCTCACAACAACCGTGTGTTGCTTGTACGTATACACCTACATGTTCACTGCCTGTTTGCTCTTGGATTGCATTTGCAATCATAACATTCAGTTCTTCTTGTAGTGTACCACGTCTTGCACACCATTGTGCGATTCTTGTGTACTTACTAAGACCTAATAATTTAGGACCTGCAATAATACCAATGTATGCTACACCCTTTACTGTTTGGTGATGATGCGAACATAAACTTGTAAGTTCACTTCGCACTACCAACATACCTTCATAACCACCTTCAATGTAGTTAGGAAATGCACTTGGGTTAGGCATTACATCATAACGTCCAGCCATGATCTCATTAACGTACATCTTGGCCATACGTCTTGCAGTATCCATACTGTTAGGATCTGTTTCTGTATCAATTAACAGAGTTTGCAATACATTTTCAAAAGCAGGAACAGCCTCTTCGATAAGTGCTTGTTTGTCACCTTCGTTGAGTACTTCGCTAATATTATCATTAGCCCAGTACCTGATACCTGCTTCTTTAAGTTTTGCTTTTAGTTCTTCTACTTTACTCATTTACTTCTCCGATGTTAAGGCAGTGGATTGCCTGTCTTAGTTGTGTTATATTATACGATATATTTAGGTTAATGTCAACAGTAAATAACAATGGGTTTAACCAAAGTACTTGTTTAACATTTCTAAACGATCGTGTGCCTGTGCCATTTTGTCAAGTTCTTTTTGAATAGTTTCGATGATATCGGAATGTTCTCCAATACCTACAACCTTACTCATGTAAACTTCAACATTAGCCTTGTGCAGATCAATCTCTGCTTCTGCGTGTTTCCTTGCCGCGTTTAACATAATTTCTTTCAACATACACTTCCTTCCATTTTAATATTGGGTACAAAGTCCTCTGCAATCAATTTATGTGCATCATAATTGTAATGTTCATCATCGATTAAAAAGGTTTCTAAGTTGCCCTTGGTTGATAAAAACTGCTCTACAGTTTTGTTGGCTACTACATTATGATTGCAGTCTCCAATGATATTTAGATCTTTTGGTAGCCATGTACTCTCATTCATGGCAAAGATCTTAAGTTGTGCATTATTTTCTTTGCACAACGTATTCCAAAGATATACTTCTTTGAAAAACTCTCTTTGATTTATAACGGTCATTAATTCGTAATTTGCTTTTAGTCTTTGATATCCTTCTGTTTGTAAGTTCGGTTCGGTTAATTCAAAAGGATCAAAACTCAACCCAATGTTAGCAGGTATAACAAAGTCGTCTGCAACAGTTATTCTACCACCGTCAAAACTTTTTAGTTTGTCATTCCACATATTAATATTATAACAATCGATACGTTCTTTTGTTTCTTCTAAATTCATGTGTGCATCAAGTGGAATAAGATTTTCGTAAAAGTTTGGAGTACTATACCCAATTCTAAAACGATTCCAATAAGTTTGTTGTATAACAACTTCGTCAATGTCGTCATACTTTTTAAATAAGAAAGCAAGACGCTCACTGTAATCATACCAACCTCTACCAGGACAAGCAAATATAACACCGTCCTTGTCTTGGTTGTTAATATAAATTTCTGCCCAGTTGTTATCATTCCAACGGTCACGTGTACCATCGGGAGCAGGGAATTGATATCCTGCACTATGACTACAACCTATAACGGCAGTTCTCATTATACGCAATCCCCTTCAAGGAATAAGTCTGGTTGATTAGGATTTTTAATTTTGTACTTTTGCATGTTTGGAATAACTCCACGTACACCGCCTTTTGGATCAGACATATCGCCTTTGCGTCTCGGAATCAAATGTACATGCGGATACATAACAGTTTGTCCTGCTTCTTCACCAATGTTCTGTCCTACGTTAAAAGCATCGCAGTAACCACGTTCAACCCAATCGTAACCCCATTTGTACGCCGCTTCCCAGCACTTGACTATTGATTGCCAGTCCTGTTCTTTAGGTACAAAAAGAAGATGTCCTTCTGTTACTGGATAACCATCTCTAAAAACTTTAAAGCCTTTTGCATCAAGTAATTCATCGTTCCAAGGTGTTTCGCTTAATTGCATTTAGTATTCTCCTACGTTCTCCCAAGGATAAACTAACCACACGTCCTCCTCGGCTTTGTTAACTTCATGGCAACTATAATTTACTAAATCAAAGTTGCTGGCTAAATTTTCTGTAAGGGTAGCAAACCTTACACTATTACCCCACACAGTTTCCCATGTAGATTCTTCTGGCAAACAACTTGCTTGCCAATCGTCCTTAATCCAATTAAATGTAGCACCAGTATCATTGATGTCATCTACAATAAGTATCTTTTTTCTTAAACTCGGATCCCATCTTGAACCTGATACTTTAGTTTGTTGTCCTGTAGGATCTTCATTATAACCAAATGCATCACTGGCCATCCATAACATACTATCGCCAGTCTTACCTGACTCTCCATCACGTAAACTTACTTTAAGTGCTTCACAACGTATACCTGTCATGTTACTAATAATAGTAGCAGGTACATTACCACCACGTGTAATACCTACAATGTAATCTGGTTTCCAATCGTCCTTATACATCTGATTTACAATTTGTGTACACATAGTTTCTACATCTGCCCAACTGTAATAATGCTTCTTAATCATACTTGACTCCTTATATCTAACATTTGTTGATTGCCTTTTTGAACAATAATTCCAGTACCGTTACCTTTGCCTGCCTCTACAAATTTTAAAGCAGGTACAAATCTTGCGTTAGATCTAAATCCTGTAGCACTATGATTAATACTACTTTTAAAGAAGCAGAGTCTGCCTGGTATTGGTGCGATACTTAACACCAATGGATTTGTATTTCCTTTTACATCTTGAAGTTTATAGTCACCTAAATCATCATCTGTAATAAAGAACTTTGTTTCGCCTTTTTCATCTGGTTGCCATTTACTGTTACAGTAATAGAGCAATGTCCAATCACAATCATCTTTGTGATAATAAGCATCTTCATTCATTCCAAAGAAGTTTAAATTACTTCTACGATATTCTAAACCTTCAAGGTCTTCAAGTTTTTCATTAACTACGTTCCACAGAGTTTGCCATGCATGGAAGTGTTCAAACTCAAAGCATTGTAAACCTGTAGGTGGTTGATCAGGATTATCTCTTGTACCATACTTAAATGGTGCGTCCATGATATTTGTTTCAAGGGCACTAATGGCATTTGTAGAAAATACATTATCGTATGTAGTAATAAGTCCGTCGAAGTAAACTGTCTTATCCATCTTTATTTTCTCTTTCATTTAAGTACACTTCGTTGTGTACCCAACGATAACCTGCATCGTACATATTAGTTGTTGTAGCATGTACAAAACGTACAAAGCCCCATTCTTTCTTTTTACGACCCATATAGAATAAACTTACACAAGGTATTTCATTACCATCTTTGTCTTTAACAAGTTCTAACCAATGCAAGTCATCTGCTTTTCTATATCTGTAACTGCCTGGACCACGCCATTCTCTTGTACTACCAACAACCTTACCTTCTTGAGAAATAACAGGAATGTGTTCCCAATATCCTCCTTTGATAATATATGCTCCCCAATTCCATGGATGGTCATGTAATACAGGTTCGTCGCTTACAAGAATCTTATGCAAGGTTACGTTAAACGGAAACCATGTACGATTTTTCAAAAACAAATAGTAACGAATAAGGTATGGAACCTTACCTGTTCTATCTGTAATTACTCGGCGTCTTCCGAGCATTTCCATTAACTTACTCAAGAAGTTCAATATCATTTTTATAATCATCTTTCACTAAATTGTACACTTCTAAAAACTTTTCGTATTGTATTTTAAGTGCAGGATACCGTAGTATCATTTCATTAACTTTGTATTCGCTTGGCCAATTTTCTTCTGCATCAAAGTCAGGCATTGTTACTGTAATACCTGATGTTGTATCATGCAGTGGATCAAATGTATATTCGTACTGCGGACTTGCTATACGGGACTCCTCTGAAGTAAGTGTAATCTTAACATCATTAAAATCGTAATCATCACCCATTACTTGCTCCCTATGTGCTTGTATAATGCAGTACCTGAAAAGAATTCTACTTTTAGTTTGTTTACTTGTTGTTGCATATCTAACAAGTAACTATCATAGTTTTCCATATATTCTGTAATAAGATTCATTATTTTAGTTTTATTTTTTCTATATGAATCTAACGACTCTGTCCATTCACTTGGATATTTAAACTTAGGCAATGCCATTTCACTGTAACTTAATCTATCTGGCATCATTGGAATAGTATCTACAAGAGCACCTTCATACCAACTAATACCAAGTGTTTCTTGTAAGTTAGCACTAAACACAATCTTTGCTTCACCTAATAAGTTGTGATACTCATTCTTTGTAAGTTGCTTGTCTTGACAAACAACAAATTCATATTGTGACATACTGTCTTTTAAATCATAGAAAATATCTGGTTGCTTCTCTGGAGCAATTCTATGCGGAAATAAAATTAAGTTTTTCTTAGGCATACCTTTATACTGTGCAAAACTATTTGCCAAGTACTCCATAGGCCAACCAACTATACATGTTTTTGCTATTAAGTTTGGAAAACTTTCTGCAAACAATTTTTTATGGAATTCTGTTGCAAAGAAGTTGTCATCGTAACATTCATACATACTACGTTCTGCACTTCTACACCAATCAGCATCGCCAATTAATCTTCCTAAAAAGTCTTGTGGATCATAACTACCGGCGTGCCACATACCACCTACTTTAATTTTAACACCAAGTAACTCTGCCATATACTTTATTTGTATAACAGTAGGATTCCAAGCATCAGTGTATAAAAAGTAGTCGCCATCTTTAACTTCGCCATTTGCAAACAATCTACTAATCTCTAACATTTGTTGTGACTTGTAATTGTTAGTTCCTGCAAAGTTTAGAAAGGCCCCAGGCGTTGTAGCCTGAGGTACCTCTCCACCACTAATGACAACTACATTAGAGTTAGTTGCACGTTGCATTTGCTTTGGAAGATGTTCTTTCCATTGCTTTGTGTAACGTGTATCAACTGCTTCTATATCAACTATGTATATTGTCATTAGTGTCTCCTGTTTATTTTACGTTGTACTTCTTTTGAAGTTGGTTTAATAAAATACCATAAGCCGGAAGGAATACAATCAAGCCTACTGCAATCTTAATGATTACCTGTGAGCCTGCAATTTCCATCCAGTTTGCCGCCATATATTCGTCAGCACTATTATTAAATGCTACGGCAAAGAAAGTGTAAGTATCAATGATATTTGCCGCGATTGTTGAAACCGCAGGTGCTAACCACCATACTGACATCTTTTCTCGAATGTATTGGAATACATATACGTCAAGCATTGTTCCAACTGCATAAGCAGTTGCTGAAGCAAACCCAATACGCATTGCTACTGATTGCGGTGCTCCTTCTGCAAGTACCACTGCGATTGATCCAATAATTGCTAATGGATACGCCGCCGCGATTGTTGATCTTGCTATATTCTTTCCTAATAGTCTAACAGTCAAATCTGTTGCTATTACAACTAATGGGAAAGTAAATGCCGCCCACGTTAACTTAACTCCTGCAATTTCTACAGGAATTGCCACCAACGCATTAGAAACTGTAATTACTACAACATGTAATAACACAAGTTTCATCAGCATACTTTTATCTACGTCTTTGAACATTTAAGTCCTCCTATACATCTTTTTGTTTTTCGGCTTGTACTTAGGCTTCTTGCCTTGAGTGAACATGACGTATGTTCTCCAAGCCTCGCTTTTGTTATTGTAAAGATCACGTTCGTCAAAGCGATAAGAACGTCCGTAACCTGTTACCCAAGAAGTCTTAGAACAAAATTCTTTGAACTTCTCGAGATCCTCGAAGACCTTATCATAGGTTTCGCGATTAAATTTGAGTGACATCTCATTTTTCCTCTATCTATCATACTCAATGTGGGCGCCGTTTTCTCCATCTTCACTTACATCAATATGGACTTCACGACCTGGGTGTTTAGCAATAATTTGTGCATACAAATCATCTGCCATCATTTCACAACTTTTATAGTCTAACTCTATTGTTTTCTCCTCATACAGTTTTTCTAACCATCTTTTAAATTGAATAAATTCAATGTCTCTATCATTATGTGTAACAGTGATTGCTACCTTAAAATGAAAAATGTGTCTGTGTGGATATCCTAAAAAACTTACATCATACTCATCGCCTGTTGCAAGTGCTGGGTCATCAAGTGCCGCCGGATACTTGTGGATACCTTCTTTTCTAAAAGTAACCCAAATCATTCTTTTTGCAGTATTCATAATTCTTGCCTTGTTATCTTTTTCCATTTGTTCTTTAATTAATTGATCTGTCATACTCATATTATAAAGCCTTTCGTATCATTTGTCAATGGTTTTCCTTGATTTATTTTGGTTATTAAGTCATCGAATACGTTCAAAATATAATCCGTTTCAACTTTCTTAATTTCGTAAAAACTACAAATCTTAATTGTAGTAGTTGAGTATTGCCATAAGCCTGCGTTGTTAAGGAATCCTCGAATGTCGTTTAGTGTCTTTTGGTCACCTGTTTTATCTATCTTACAGTTTAAGAAACTGTTCTTTTGTGTTACATCAAAAGTTTCTACTTTGCGTAAAATATCAGCAACATCTACCAAAAACTTTGTAACTTGATTTGTTACACTAAACATAACTTTATTCTTATCACAGTATTCAAGTGTGGCCAATACCGCAGTTGCTCCTACAGGATCTTGGCTTCTTGAATTGCCAACTGCTATAGGTAATGCCCAACCATCTGGACCTGGTTTAGATATGCCATCAAACATTTCTTTAGTGATACAAGTGATTGCAAAAGAACTAAATCCTCCTGCAAGTGCTTTACCAAAACAAGCAATATCAGGTTGTAGGTCACGTTCCATACTGTGTGCAAAACTACCAAACCTATACATGCCTGTAAATACTTCGTCTGCAATAATTTTATAATCGTGTACAAAACGTCCTTGTTTAATTTTCTTAATAAGACTATCTGACATTTCATCAACACCATGAAACCAACTTACAGTATCACACATCACGGCACAAATGTTGCCTTGGTGTTTATCTAATACAGTTGCAAAGTCTTCGTCATAAAAGTCTACAAACTCAACATCAGGTAAATGATTACTCCAACCTCTGTAATCACTCATTGCCCAACCAGTAATACTTCCGCTATGGAAACTACCTTTACGTACAAGTACTATGTTTTTCTTTTTGTTATTGTAAAATTGGAAACAAAATTTTAATGCATTGTCTGTTGCATCACTTCCACTATGTGCTGGAACAAATGCAAAGTAACCTGGAAGTTTCTTTTGTAAGGCAGTTTCTAACTTGTTCCATATTTCAGGTTTAGCATTCCAGTCGTTGCTTGGAAATGTTCTATGTGCATGAGCAACATGATATTGTACATATTCGTTGTTAAATCCTAATACGTTACAACCTTTGCCAGCCATTAAGTCATAGTAATGTGTACCTTCAGAATTAATAAACCTTCCGTTATAACTCGTAACAGTAGGCATTGTTTCAATAGGATCACAAAAACTATGCAGTAGTTTCATTTAGTCCTCCGAAGGGCTATCGTCTCCGTATTTAGACCAGTCAGTAAACTTATCTCTCTGTAGCAATGGGTGAACGTTGTGTACCCATACGCCAGGATTAGAATGATCAAAGTCTGCATCATCGATCTTAATACAAGCATTGTAGTTAAGTTGGTTCACGTATGGAAGTTTAACACTAATCATACTAATAAAATTATGTCTTTCGTTGTATCCTGTTTCAAGTACCCATTCATGATACTTCGCATCATAGTCAAGTGTTACAAGATATTTCTTGTCAAGCAAACCAAACACAAGGTCGTCCCAACTTTCTTTTGGAACAAAACTGTGATTAGCACCTAAGTAAATATGATCTACTACGTGCTTCTTTGCTTGTTCTAATACATCTTCTAATGGTTGACATCCTGTAACAAACAATGTATGCTCACCTTCTGCAGGAGTTTTTTCTACTTCATATCCTGTAAAGTAGATTACATCGTCTTTAGTACCTGTTGAATATTCTCTTTCCATATTAAGCCTCTGAAAATAAGTTGCCAAATTGTGTTTGTGCGTTTACTGTTTTCTTACCTATTGCTCCACGTGTTCCAATAATTGACATCCAGAACTTACTATAATGTTCAATTATTGCGTTCGCTTCATCTCTATTATCAGTTGCAAAGATTGCCTCTACAACATCTTTAAAGTATAGTCTATCAAACTGTTCTTCTACAAGCATGTTAGGAACAACACCAGCGTCATATTGTCTGTTTGCTTCTTGTACTGCATTAATATGACTCCACACATTATGACCCATTTGTATTGCATAACTAAATGAATCCCAACTTGTCTTGCCTTCTTTGCCTATCTTATTTAGGTCGCCGGGTGCATACTTACAAATATCTTGTGCAGTTAGTCCTGATGTAATAGGCGAGTCTTTAAAACTTGTGTGCTTACCTTCACGTACAAATGCTTGACTAAATGGAGTAGTGTCAGTTGCCATCGACTTGTCATCAATGCTTGGCACCATTCTATAAACCCATTTCTTACGATCTAATGTTTCAAGTTCACAATAAATTTGTCCGTTAGCAGTTGCTAAGAAAGGACTTGCACAATCAAACGTAATCATAAAGTTTGAATTATGATACTTACGTACTGCTCTTTGTATGTCTGTGAGCAACGTAGCCCACTCTAATTTCGACGTTCCTAAGAAGTGCATTACATCGTGTACACCTTTTTCTAATAGTCCGTCAAATCTAAGTGCTACAAGTCTTTTAAGAACAAGATGTACATCACACATGTTCTGTCCACCCATCGACCAACCATTAAAGTGTGTGTCAGGATACTTAACAGGATCACAGTAATCTTTCATTTGCTGATACCAATCTTCTGCATCAGCATGATTCTCACCTTGTAATACATTTAAAAACTTACAAGCACCGCTTCTGTGTTTCATGAAGTAGTCGTTGTTAATACGTGTAGCATTAACGGCGTCTTGATAGTTGTCAATTCCAGTTGCTTTAGCACCTTCGGGAGACCGTGCTACCCAAGCCGGAATATCAAGTATCATTCCATAATCCATATAAGCGTCCATCCACGCAAGAACTTGCTCACGTTTCTTTTGTGCTTTCGGACAATTAGGATCTTTCCAATTGCCTTCCCAAACACCTTTACCAATTTGGAAACCACCACTATCGCCAAGCATCCAAGAAGTGTTACGATCTCTATCTCGTATCATATCTTCTTTAGGTGCATCTTTGTTAATGTCAAGTTCGGCGTGTCCTGCGGAATACAAACTCCATTGATAGTTAAACAACGACTTACTTGGATTAAGCCAATTCATGCTCTCAACACCATTAGTAAAGTGTTTAGGTATACGATTATACTCTACGTATTCCTCACGTCTTTGCTTACCTACAAAGGTTGCAAAGAAACCGCTCAATGCTGGTAGGAATGTAGCATAGTCCTTTTGTTCTGTTGTTAAGTCTGTGTTCACTTATACGTCCGTCCTTATAATGTGTTTCCTAAGGGCTCTAACAAGTTCTTCAATTTTGTCTACTACAGATATCATATCTTTGTCTGTAATATACTTTTGCTTTTCTCTCAACCTGTCATACTCCTTAAGAGGTATAGTTACTGTACTTTGTTCGTTTTCAAATGTTTTGTCATCGTCATTAATATCAACACTTGTCATAAAGTCCTTATTTTGTTTGAGCTGGAAGAATATAATTATATTCTGCTAATCCAGAATCAACAGTTAATTGCATTGCACCTTGATCTGAAATACTCATTGTTATTTTGCCGTCTAAATTCAGTACTGCTTGTACCTGTGCCACTGGCCATGCCCATGCATGTTTTAGTGTACCTGTAACATCAGTTTGGAATACAAACGAACCTGCGTGTTGTGAAGCATCACCAAAACTAAACACAAGACTGTTGCCTTCTGTTCTTACTGTAAATACAGTTTCTTCTGCGTGTGCCATACTCTGAAACTTCATTCTTTGAATTGAAGCCATACTTGGTTCTACAACAACGTCCCATGATGCACCTTTAAACTTTACAGTTTTAAGTTTCTCATCAATAATTTGTTTGTTCATAAAGCGATAATCATTTTCAAAGTCACCTGCTTCATTTTCAAAGTGAATGTGTGTTGGAACAGTTTCACCGTTACGTTCTGCTTGTTCAACACTAACCTTTGCATTAGTTTGATACTCAGGACACTTAAGGTGTAATGCTAACTTGTCTAAGTTAGGCATACCAAATGTACCAGTAAATTCTGACACAGGGTTCTTAGTCTGTGAACTTAAAATCACAGAACGATCTTCAGCCATCGATTCGATAGTTGTATCTGCTTCGCTCGTTACTTTTACAATGTTGAGAAATCCCAACGAGTGTGTATGTGCAACGATATCTTGTAAAATGTCTTTCATGTTTTAGTCTCCTATTGTTACATTATATTTAGAAAATGCACTTTTGTCAAGTTCTTTTTCTTGGCATAGATAATCTATGACATCAATTCTTGGCACTATGCCAATAGCAGTTAATTGATTAGTATCTGCTTTATTGTCTTTTCTTTCGTGATCACCGCCTTCTTGCATGGGTATAGTATCTATGCCATATGCGTCAAGCAGTTGTTGTAAGTGGTACGACTTACCAGTTCCTACATCAATTACACCGTTTATGTTTTTTTGAACAAACGTTGTAATTGCTCTACACACATCTGAAATGTGTATAAAATCTCTTGTATGATTATTAATGTACGTAACTTCTTTTCTTAAAAGTTTTGGAATAAACATTTGTGGTCTTGTTTGTGTTCCATATACAGTTGTAAATCTCATACCTAAACTTTTTTCTGGAGCAAGTACTTCCAAAGTATATTTTGTAAGTGCATAAGGATTCCTATGTGGTTCCTTTGCAGTACTTGAACTCGCATAATACACAGGAGTATCTGTATAATGATCAAATAATCTTTTAGTTGCCATTACATTATTTTTCCAATACTCCATAGGATTACCAAAACTTTCTCTTACACCACTCTTACCAGCCAAATGTACTACTGCATCTACTTCAGGTAAGTCACAGGTATTTAGGTCAGTACCTAACTTTAAGTCTATAAAGTGTAACTTGTACATACCAGCCCAATACTTTTTAAGTTCTGAGCCAATCATTCCTTCGCTACCTGTTAATAGTATCTGCATTCTATACCCATTTCTTCTGCAATATATCTTTTTAATTCATGATCGCCTACGTTCTCAGGTATTTCATTTTTATAAAATAACCTATAACTGTCACTACCGTACTTGCCAATACCATGTAGTTGTGTAGCATCTTCTCCATCCCAGTCTTTAAACTGTTCACTCATTCGATATAATCTTTCTGCTCGAACATGTTTCATACCTAATGGAGCAATTACTTCTTCAATCTCTCTGCGTGTTGCATGTACAAGACTATCGTGTGTACTCCATTTAGCAAAGAACTTAGGTAGTACTGCTTTAACTTGTTTACGATTAGTTAGGTTCAAACAAATAACACCAACCATATGTTGCCATACGTTTGCGACTTGTTGTTGTACCATTAGTTCGTCTTTCATTTATTCCTCGTAAAAGTAAACAGAATAACCTTTGCCAGTTGTATCACCACCTTGGTTATCAACTTCGTGTTCTCCGTATGTTATACTTGATAATATTTCTTCATCGTTTGGCATTGTTTGTGAATAAAACTTAAGGTTGTTAATATCAAAAGGTTCACCTTGTAGATGTAATGTTCCTTCAAAGAAAGTACCTTTCTCAGAACTAATCATCTGTGCATAATGTCCTTTAGGAATATTGTAACCACTATCATCAATGTCATGTTCACATGTTACATCTGTAAAGAAATCATTAAATTCACCATCATATAATTCGTCTAATACAGTTGCAGTGTATCCAGGACCATCTACTTCTTCAATAGTCATCTTTGCATTGTCAATACTACAACCATACCAATGACATTGTTCATTGGGTGGCTCATGCCATTCACTGTGTGTTTCATATTCGCTATCCCAAAGAAAGTCTGCTTCTTGTGGTATGTCGTGTGCTTCTCTAAATTCTTCAGCACCACTCATATAGTTTTCAGCATAGATGTCATTCTCGCCGTGATTAGCATTCCACCAATCATGACATTTTTTTGTAATAGGGCACCAAGACATTTCTGCACCATACCCATAAACTTGGAAACGAAAGTACCTATCGGGTCTTTTAATAGTTTCAATAAGTTGTTGTTTTTCTTCTGTTGTAGCCATCTATCTTGCTTTCGTAATGTTAAAATGCTTATACGTTTGTTGTACACACTTTGCTTGATAATAACAGTCAGCAAGTGCATTGTGCAATTCTTCTTGTATTGCTTTACGTGGATCGCTTGGCATAAGTGCAAACAATGTTCTACTATCTCTAATTTGCCAGTAGTTCCACGGAGTAGGTTTACCAATGTTCTTATACAAGTTTTGTAGTATTGCATAATCAAATAACGGACCTTGACACCATAAGTAGTCAAGACCTACGCACCATTTGTTTAATTGTTTCGTCATACTATCCATGCTTGTTCTTTCATGGTCACCAAATGCTTCATCACGTATTTCTTTCTTTTGTTTACCCCACCATTCAAGTGTGTTGTCATCAATAGAACGTTTATACTTTTCACTTTGTTCTTCTATATCAAGACGTAGGTATAAAGGTGCATGTGGCTCTGCATTAGTTGTAGGATCAAACTTCATTGCTCCTAAAGTTATTACAACACTATCTGGTTCTACACCAAGTGTTTCTAAATCTATCATTCCATGTGTTGCCATTATTCACTACCTCCAAAGTCAAACAAGTTGTTGAATGTATTTTTTTGTTTAGTACTTTGCAAGTCATAGTTTAGTGGACCAATCAAGTTACCAAGTTTATTATCAATAATTGTTTCTTCCATTGCGTCACCATCAAATGGCAAGTCTTTAAACCATTCTGGTAAATGCAATTCATCTACAGGATATGCAACACTTGTATAACCCATTGGGTTTTGTTTTAGTTTACAAACAATAACTTTCATACCATCTACAATCTCTTGCGAGTACTTGTCACTGTTCATACGTTTAAGTGTGTTCCAATTAATACTTGCTCTTACGTGTCCAGGCATGTTTGCTTTGCCTTGTTTCTGTTCAAGTTTCTGATAATGTCCAATCTTGTTTGCACGTTTAGGCGAACCTTTTTCATGTCCAGGACGACTCTTAAAGTCTGTACGGAATTCTGTAATACTATCAAGTATCTCATCTTCTGTGCCTTTTTGCAATACTTTAAGTAGTACTTCACTTAAGAAGTCTTGCATAAACACAGGAGTATCAGAACGTTTAAGATCTAAACCCATTGCTTTTACTTTACCAGGCTTGCCATCTATATCACGTCTTGTACCTTCATCATCATACACAAGAATTGCATAACGTTTCTTAGTAATAAACAATCCGCTTTCACCAACAATCTCTCTACCTGCCGCAATAACGTCCGACCTGCTTTTTGGACAATGGAATGTGTCTAACATAAACTTACCAAATGACTTGTTTGCTTCATCACAAACTTGTTCATACAGTTGTACAACACTTTCTTTAGTCCAAGGAATACTACCTTTTTCTATTTCATCTTTTAGTATTGGATATGCACTAAAGTACACAGAGTCTGTATCTCCGTATATTACACTCTTACCTACGTGATTATATTCACCTGTAATAACTTTGTTTACTTCTGCACTCATGTGCTTAACAATTTGTCTACCTGTTAGTGTAGTTGATTGTCCAATACGACCATCAAAGAATCTACAACCAGGATTAAGAATAGCACCATACAAACTGTTCAAGTTAATCTTCTTAACAAGTTGTCGCTTATCCCAAAACTCAATCTCTGCTTTGTTCTCTGCGGCCAATGCCTTCTTCTTCATAGCCTGCATTTCTTTACGTTCAGCATACCAACGTTTAAGTAGTCCAGGTATAACACCTTCAAACTCTGTTGTAAAGATTGTACCGTTAGCACTGATCATCCAAGGCTTATTACTATTAAAGATAACTTCGTTAATCTGTGCACCACTCATTACGTCTGACTCACCATTCTCCCAGTCAACTGTAATGCTGATATCTCTACGTTTCTCCATAACGGCTTCAAACTCAATAGTACCGAATCTGCCTTCCCATGCACCTGCGAAACTCTTTTTCTTTAGACCCATTTGCTCACCAACGTATTTGTTAGTATGTTCAGGACGGAGTTGTCCTATAACAGTTGCTGGATCCATATTCAAACTTCTAATAACAGATGGATATAGTGAATTCAAGTCCATTGAACCAATCCACTCATGTACTCCTACTTTTGGAAATGCAACATAGGCACCCGCGGCTGGCTCTGAACCAGGCTCACGTCTTATTCTATTTGGAACTTGTTGTCCACGTCTATGTGCTTCGTTGATAATTGCTTGTTCTGTAACTGCGACAGCACCCATAGTGGTCTGTAGCAAAACAGTATTTGCATGAGCAAGTTCATTACTAAGATCAATGAACCTTAGTTTTTTGTCCAACTTGTCCAGTAGTGCAACGTCTTGTCTGTTGTACTCAATGAACGTTCTGAAGTCATTGTTATAAAGTGCATCAAGTGTACCTTCGTACACAGTCTTTCTTTCGCCAACTTCCATTTCGCCAATGGCATCAAGTCTGTAAGTGTGTCTTTCTTCATACGTGTATTTACGATATAATTCCAAACTATCTAAATGCACTCTGCCTATTAGGTCATAGGTTTCTTGTTGTCTACCAAACTTTTCATATTCACGTTTCTTAGGAAACTGATCAAACAAACAAAAACGTCTTGTGTCGTCTTTGCTTAATACTTTTGCTACACGGTTAACAGTGTATGGAATATCATAACCTTCACTGTTCCAACCTGTAATAATATCACTATCTTGAATTAGATCAAGGAATGTTTTCAACATATCTCTTTCATCTGCAAACAAGTGTGTGTTGGGGAATTCTTTACATTGTTCTACTGCTTGTTCCATTGTAAGCGTCTTAGGCGGAACTGCAAGTGTTACAAGTGTGTCCATCCATTGTAAGTGTACAGAGATAGCAGTAATAGGCATAAACGGATCACTTGGATCAGCAAAGCCTCGTTCTGGATCATAGTCTGTCTCAATATCAAAAAATGCTACATTTAGTTTAGGAGCATCTTGATTAAGATAGTTTTCACTTAAACATTGGAAGATAGGATTAATATCGCTTTCAAACAATTTTTTGTTCTTATTAATTGCTTGTTCTTTGCGAAAGTCTTTTGTATTCTTACATACAATTCTACTTAGGGGATCACCGTAAATACTTCTGTACTTGCCTCGTACATCGTCATAATAAAAAGTATATTTTACAGGGTATTCAGTAAACTGGCGTTTACCGTCTTTACGTTCTACAACACGAATAATATCTGCGTTGCGATCGAAGTGTGCGTCTACATAACTCATTCATTCTCCTTTATCCTTTGCGGCGGATATATACCAAATTGTTTCGTTTATTGGCCGAAAAAACCATCTTGTATAAGACCAGCAATATATATTATTGTAAGTCCTGCGTTTAAAATAATCAACGACTTTTCTTTCCAAAGGATGCCAACGGCTACCCAAATACTATTTGCTAATGTAAATGCGTAACTGTAGTAAGGATACATATTAAAAGCGGCCATTGTAGCGGCAACTAATAGTATTGTTGTTCCTGTCCATGCTAACCACTGATATGGTTTAGCCTGGTTCCCCTGATCTTTTAAAGTACTCATCTGCGTTTTTTGCCTTGTCATCTATCCAAATATCGTAGTGTGGTTTGTGAAATCTTACACTTGTATATTTTACTTCCCACTCTTCTAATTGCCTAACTGTAAACTGTGACCAATCCTTGTGCGAGTTTGCACCTCGGGCAGTCCAGTAATGTATTTCATTGCCTTCGTCATATAGTCTATTAAAATGCTCAATACGATCTTTATTTGGAATACTATTTTCATAATTACTGTTAACAGTATAACATATAGTTCCGTCGATGTCAACCATATATTTCAATATTTTGACTCCTTTGGTTCTTCAAAAAAGTGTTTATCACCCATTGCTTCACGTATCTTTCTAAATATCATATTGTGCGGATATGTTTTATAATAGTCCGTTTGATATAATTTCTCACTTGCCTTTTTAGTTTCTGTAATTCTTTGTATAATGAATAGCCTAATTGTTGGGTCGTTTAATTCGTTTTTATAATGTTCGTAATTATATTCAATAAAAAGTAGATCTCTATCTACAAAGTATTGAGTCTTGCATAATCCAATTAAATCCTGACCTTCCATTCTATCTTGTACATTGTGTAATACAATTAACAATCCGTGTGTATTATCTTCGTACGGAAAATTAAACATATTTTTCATAATGTCCATATATTGGTCAGTGTGTATAACTGGAACTTTTGAACTGTATGCCCAAGGGCATCTTGGCACTGAGCCATCTGCTGGTTGAGATAACTCTTTAAGATGTACCTCTAACCAATCGTCAATTCGTTTTTTATTTTCTTCTGTAATCATTTACCACCACATAGCGGCAACACCGTAACCAAATACGTTTATTACTGCAAAGTAACCTGTTAATAACATTACCCAAGCCGCGCCTCTACGAACTGCCGCGTAGCATTGAGTTACCGATCCTACAAAGAAGAACGGATATATAATCAGCATGTTTGGATCTTTAGCATTGAAAGCCAAAGTTAAACTTGCCGCCACCGTAAATACAAAACTGATAAGTTCAAATGCAAATGCAATCTTATCACTTTTATAACTATTAATCCAAAAGTCTTTTACCTTTTGCATTATTTGTCTTTGCCAACTGTAACAACAAGTGTTTCAAGATCATCAAACTCGTCAGCAACTTTATGCCAATCTTGTTTGTGTGCAATCTTAATTGCCTTGTTGATCAATGCAGGCTTAATATCTAATTCTTGAGCAACTGCTTTTACAGTTTCTCTTAGACCTTCTTGTAAGTCTTCGACTTCTCTAAGAACAGTAGCACCTTCATTTACCAATCTTTCAAGTTTGGCTTTTTCGTCACCACCATAAGTTCTGTCTGACATAAATCATCTCCTAAGTTTTAATTATTGTGTATATTATATATTCTTTAGATACGGTTGTCAACAGTTAATGTGACTATGTGTCCAAAGTTTCGTCTTTTGATTTGTATGCCCAATCATCAGTGTGTCCTACACTCCACTTGGGTGTGTTTTCAACTGTGTAATTTTGAGTACATACTTTAAAGTCTGGTACTTGTCTGGTTGGGTTTACAAGGCTTTGGTCTGTGAATACAGTTCTGTTATTTGGTTGTGCCGCAAACTGTCCGTTTTCTAACTTAATAATATTGAATGTTTTATGTTCCGGATCGTGTTCACTAAAATTAATATCAAGTGTTGAGTGTTGTGCATGACACGTATCAAGTGTAAACATATACTCGCCTTTGTGCATCTTTCTATCTTTGCCAAAGAACTCACAATCACATAGTAAAGGTTTTTTAATTAGTGTAATATCATAATCAAAACAATCCCATATTTGTAATGTGTCTAATGGTAGTTGTTCTTCTTGTTTAATATCTTCTTTCCATACAAATGCTGATATAGGAAGTTTGTCGTACAATGCTCCGTACTCGGTTAGTAGAGTTTCAAAGTATAATGCTTTGGATTGAATGCTTCTAATGGAGATCCATATACCGGGAGTAAGTTCTCCGTGTCCCTTCTGATGATCATATAGATATTCTTTTTTAACGTATACTTCAACAGGCGGTAGGTTATGTACTAAGAAAGCCACATGGATCCTTTGTTAATTTTGTTACAAGGTATTTATGTGATTATGTTGTGTGGAGTGGTGTTATGCTGGTACGCAGTTGTTGACTCTAACTCCGCCCTTCATCTTTGTCTTAGGGCTACCAATCTTCTTACCCTTCCAACATTTTGGATCTAAGCGTTGTTTTGCTTCGTCATACTGTGCGCCTTCACTTGCGGCTTCGTTACCACATGTTCCACAGCAAGTCTTCTTTTTAATTTTCTCAGCAAGTACTGATGCTAAAGTTGACTTATATGATTCGTTAGTTCTTTTTAAAACCTTTTGAACATCTTTATGATCTGCTAAACCAGGCGCAAGTTTATTAATTGCCTTAACAGCACCTGTGTAATTGCCATCTTTATATCTCTTATCGTTTGCAATACCATATGCTTGTTTAATTTGTTTTGTCGAAAACTCTTTTTCTTGAACTTGAACGTCTTCTTTTTTCTTCTTGCTACCACGATCGTGATTGTATTTTTCTGTAGTTTGTTTTGCTTCTTGTACTTCGTCAAACTTTGTTTCGTAGTCCATATGGTGATAAACACTGCCCATATAGTCTGCGGCTTTAGTAATTTTACTTTGAACCCAACCTTCAAGACCTTCACGCTCTTCTACGCCTTTAAGCATATCATGCATCTTAATTGCGTACTTGGCAATCTTGTATAACTCTGCACGAGCCATTTGCACTTCGTGATCTGACTCAGCCTTGTATGCTAAATCTGCTAAACCTTCTTTAAGTTGTTCTGCTTTCATAATAGTATTTACCTTTTAACTGTTTTGCCGCCAAAGAAATTATCTTTAATATCAAGGGCGTTTTCTGCTGTACCGTCTGCTTTTTTCTTCTGTGGTGCTTTGGGTAAACCATTTTTATCTTTAGGTCTTTGCCCTTTTGCTTGTAAAGGGTTTGCAACTGAGGCAATGTTACCTGCACTGGTTGCTCCTGCTGTTGCAGATTCTCTTGTGATACCTGCAAGTTTCATCATCTCTTGTTGATAGTTAGATGCTTGATCCATTTGCGTACTACCAGCACCTGAAACTAATTTTGCTAATTGTATAATTGAATCTGACTCTTCATCAACTGGTTTGTCTTTTTCTAATTCTGCTTTTTTACGCATTAATTCTTTTTTAAGTTCTGGATCTTTAGATGTGTTTGGATCCATTTGAATATCTTGTAATGCTTTTCGTTTATCTTTGTATTCGTCTTTGTCCATTGCTTCTTGTGGAGCCGCTGGAGCAGTTTTTTCTGCTTGTTTAACAAGCATCATAAATTTTTGTCTTAGTTGTTGATTACCTAAAATGGTAGTTAACTGTTGTGCAAATGGAGCAATCTGTTTAGAAAGTGCACCTGTCATTGCGCCACCCGATGCAAGTTTATCTAAACCTTTTTGCATCATTGCGCCTGATCCGCCTTTTGCTCCCATAGCGTTTGCCGCCATCTTAGAACCTGAAGCAGTCTTTTGCGCCGCTTGTTTATCATCAGCACCTGTTGCCGCACCTGGAGCCGCGCCTGCTGTCGCACCCGCCACTTTTGATACTGCACCTTTTACTGCATTGCCTACTGCACCTGCGGCCTTCTTAACAGCACCAGCCGCCTGTTGAGCACCTGTTTTTACAGCGTCCAAAGGAGCCTCGTTTACTACTGTTGATTCTGTAATTTCTCTCAGTTTCATACTACTATTTACCTTTTTTCTTTCGTCCGCCCTTCATGTTGGCGCACCAATGATACATTTTAGCCTTCTCTCCAGATGCGTTTTTAGCCTTCTTACGCAACGATGTTACACTACCATTGCAACTTGCACCCGACTTTTTTACACGTCCTGGTCTACTTTTACCTTTTTTTTTACCGTCTGCAAAGTTTTCTTCTACTTTGTCTTCGCCACGCTTTTGCCAATCATATGACTTATCGTCATCTTCAATAGGACCACCTTTAGCCCAAGTATGACAACTTCTTGCACTATGACATTTGAAGTGATGCATCCAGCAATAACCTAAACGTCCATGTTCGTCTGATGTTTCGCCCGGCATACAATCGTCCATACGTGGTGATATATCAAATGCTACACAGTTACCGCAGTTACTTGCTTTTGCGGCCTTTATATTTGTTTTCCAATACTTGGCAATCTTTTCCCAATAGTCACCTGGCTCGTCAACATTTAAAGGACCATAGTTAAAGTTCTTTAGTGTTGCGTCCCTGTTCTTTGTATTAAGTTCTAAGTCTTGTGTTGCCGCCGGACACTTTTTTGCTTCTAAGATAATTTCTAATATTCTCATTACTTTTTCCTGACATTATTAATCTGTACTTCAACACCAGATAATCTATTATTCAAATCTCTAATCTTAGGTTCAAGTTTCTTTATATTCATTAGCGCCTTTTTAACTTTATTACTTTGCTTATTAAGTCTATTACCATGCTTGTTAAGTTTATTATTTTGCTTGTCATTAACAGCATCATCCTCGTGATCAGTATCTATAACTGATTTAAGTAATGCCTCTAATGGATCACCGGCATGTGGATACTTTGCTCTAAGTTGTGCTAACGCCTGCATTGTCTCAGGGTCAAACCCTTTCATATCTATTTTGTCTTTGTTTTTGCTTTTATCTTCACGCTCATCTACGTGTGCATCATCTCCAGGCTTACCAGCGTCTTGTGTTTTATAACCTACACGATTAAGGCCTTTTTTAAGATGTTGTTTTTCTTTCTTGCCGCCTATTGGTACTATCATAACATCAGGCTCATCTCTGTTTGCACCTTTTTTTACAGCATCTAAATTAGAAATAGTTTTACCTACACGTACAAAATCGTATGCTGTGTCAGACTTTGTAAGAAATGTATCTTTAGGATTAGGAATATGTTCGCCTTCTGTTGTATCTTTATCTAAATTCTTCTTTAATCTATCCATTGGACTTTGAGGTATGTCAGCATCTGGATTGTTAGGTAGTTTAACATCAACTTCCATACCAAAGTTATTAAATAATTGTTTTGCATTATTAACACTCTTTAGTGCTTTTTGCATTAGCTCTTGTTCATCTTCAGCTCTACTATCGTAAAACTTAATAAACTTACGTGCTTGGTCTGGTGTAAGACTAATTGTTCCACCTGTACTTGCACCGCCAGTGTCTTTGTAACTTAATGGAAAAGGTTTGCCATCTTTACGATCAGCAATATTTTGTATAACATCAATCTTAGGACGTTGTTGTTTTACAATTAACTCTGAAACTTGTTCTTCATCAACAGGCTTATTCATGTGTGCTTTTAGTTCTTTAGCAGTTCTTTCAAACTTATGATCCTTGTGTTTAAATCCAACACCACCAGCCGCTTCCCATTTAGCAACATTTTGTCCAAAGTCATCAATTAGTATGTTAGGTGTACCACCTGTTGAAGTAGCATACTTGGCTTTGTCTGTTGTAATAATAACTTTCTTAGGAGGAAATGCAGATAAGTTCTTTTCAATCCATTCACGCTTGTGTGGTTCTGCTCTTGGATCATCTGCAAGAGGAGCACTTAAAATATTGTACTCGCCTCTAATTTCTTTTACTAATCCTAACAGTTTATCTGCGTTAGGTGTAGGCTTTAGTTTAAGCCAAAAATCTTCTGTATCTCTAATGTCTTGTAATGCTTTGCCAACGTTTTTAATTTGTTTCCAATCTTTAACGCCCTGCATTTTAGTCCACTCGCCAAAGAAGTCAACAAGCACACCGTCCATGTCAATGTATATTTCACTTGCTTCTGATAATTCATCTGCTTGTAGTTCGTGTACTTGATCCTCTTTTGCCATTTTAGTTGCAGTTGCATACATAACAGCATCAGCATCTTTGCCGTAACGGTCTTTAAAGTCGCCTTTAGACTTCTTCATACCTTTTACAATACGTTCTTTATCTTTTTCTTCGCCTTTAGTTAATGAACGTTCATCTACTGGCTCTACTTCATTTGCTAAATCTTTAAGTAATTTCTTTTCAAGTTTGTTTTCTTGATGCTTCTTTTTAAAATACTTTGCAGTTTTTGCCAGAGCGTAAATTGTTAATAATGTTAAACCTGCGGCCAGTAACATTTGAACTAATTTTGAACCAAGCAGTGCTATTAAAAATGCAATTATCTTATCTAACTCTGGATTTTTTCTTCTTGTTCCTTTTGTATCGATGTTACTTGGAGGTGGATTACGTAAAACACGTTGAATAGAATCATCATAATCCTTTGGAACAGAGTTAACATCAATGTCAGGAAATTGTGCAGACAACGTTGATTCGAGATCCATACCATCTAATACTGATTTACCTACTGCCGCTCTTCCTAACATATCTAATATACGCGGGCCGCCTACTCTTATTCCCCATGTTATTACAGGAATTAATGGTGCCGCCGCTATTGCTACTTCATTTAACTGTTTACTTTCAGCCATTCCTAAATTAAACAGTACGTTTGTTTTAGAACCTTTTACTTTTTTAGATAGTGTAGGTGGACGACCGTCTTTGTCTACTTTGTTTCCAAACTTGGCCGCTTGTTTCTTAATAGCATCAACGCCAACATCGGGTGTAGTATTAACACCTTTTACAACACGACCACCGTTTTCTTTTATATCAACGAATCTCATTTTTTACGTCCTCTAAACGTTGGTGTGCCAGTCATGAAAGGTTGACTAAACCAAAGTTTAAACCATTCAGCATCGCCAGGCTTTAATCCTAATTTCTTTTCTTTTGCTTTTAATGCCGTAGCAGTAACACTTGGGTTCTCATCAAGTTTGTATGGCGAATAACCATTCCACTCGTTTACACCTGCAAGTTTTTTAAGTTCGTCTATGCTATCGTACATTATGCCGCCGCCTTAAGTTCTGCTTTTAATTCTTTTTCTAAGTCACTAATATAACTGTTATCAGGCTTAAAGTTTTTAATTACCTCAGTCATTTCTTTTCTGGACTTACCTTCTTTTTCTGCACTAACTAATTCATCGTATAATTTTTTACCACCGTACACTGCTATAGCAACACCAACTGCTGGTAAACCGTATTTTAATAATCCTTTTACAATAGGATGATCAATAATATCTCCTAAAAATTCCATTGCATCTGATATCCAACTTATACTTTTCCATGCAACTAATGAAAAACTAATTAGCCATTTATTGTTCCATAGAAACTTACCAAGTGTTAGTGCATGTTTACCGTATCTTAATGTATTCATTATTGCCGGTAAAGCGAATTCATCTACTTGTTCTTCTTTTTTACCGCCAAGTATTCCTTGTAATTTTTCAAACATCTTTTTAGCATATGGTTTAGCCGCATCTGAAACATTATCTTCAAACGTTTCAAAGTCGCCGTCCATTGCCGCTTGTCTTAATTTTGTTGCACTTGCACCACTGGCATCATCTGCATCAGCATCACGTGAAAGTTTTTTTTGATTGATGTTATTGAATTCAAAGAAACCATGTGCGGCTTCTGTGCCGTTATACTTTTCTAACAATGGGCGTAGTTTATCTTCACCTTCAAATATTGTTATGTCAGTGTAACCTTTATTGTATAAATCTACAGCAACAGGAAAAATATTTTTTGCAAGTGCTATAGTAATATCTGGAAAACTCTTTTGTGCCCAATCTAATTTTTCTTGTGGACTTAAAGGATCTGTAGGAACTTTTGCGGCTCTATCTGTTAAAAATAAAAATGCATCACCAGGACCTTGTTTGATAGCCTCTACAAGAAGACCATGTCCTCTATGTGCAGGATTCATTCTGCCTAAAGCAAAACTTGCTTCTTTTCCTGGGCCTTCAAATAGTTCCCTTAAAAACATTAGTACTCGCCTTCTTTAAAACTGTCTACTTCCATTTCGTAGATTCTTGAAGCAAGTTCCTTTCGTTCTTCCATAGGCATAATATCATTTGCTTCGTATGGTAAGTCATATTTTTTAGTGTATTGTCCAACTGCTTGATCAATCATAGGCATTAATAATTTCATGCTTTGATCTTTATCGCCTTTGTTGTAACTTGATTGGCATCCACACATTGTTGGATAATAAGACTTTCTGTAAAATTGTGGATCGTCTTTCATAAACACAATTAAATCTGAAGGTACATCGTATGAAGGACTTTTATCAAATCCGTTTGCACCAATACCTAAATCACCTATATTCATATTACCACTTCCTACATGACCAGTAACGTGCTTTTGTACGCGGTCCTGGATTATCACAGTTATGTCTTGCTCTGAAGCTCTTGCGTCTTGCAGGATTAGACTTTTTAATCTTCATTGCTTTACCTTTAACACTTGATCCGCCGTGTCCAAAGTTTACTTTCTTTACGTTACCTGTTTTAGGATCTTTTACATATACCTTAAACTTCTTAACGTCACCTTGCATAGGCTTACCAAGTTTTACTTTGCGTCCTTGGTACTCTGCTTCGTCTACAATATCATCTTCATTGTACCACATTTCGCCATATGCATTATAAAAATCATCATCGTCATCATATGTTTCGTCTATACTTGCATCAGCAAGTTCTTTGATTCTATCAAGTTCTGTTGATTCAAAATCTGCATACTTTTGTGCATCTCTATACATGTCTGCTTGGTCGGCCATGCTATCCATATGGTCTGACATAACCCAGTCATTTAATTCTGGAAGTTGATATAAATCATCAATTTCTTCTTCCGGAACTTCAGAGCCGTCTGTGTAATACACAGGACCATCTAATTGATATATGCCATCGCTGGCATCTTCCATGTCGTATTCTAATCTACCTGTATCTATTTCTTTACCCTTGAAGATAATTCGGTCACTACCTTCACGGAAACCCGCTTCTTTTAAATATTCTTGAAATGTTTTCATAACGATAATAACCCTTTATATTGCTAATATAAAGTATTTATCACAGTTTGTCAACTAAAAGATTATACAGAGATCTCTATATCGAACTTGGAGAAGCCCATATCGAACAGCGTATTGGCTATATCTTCAGCAATTTCATTGCTTTGTGCTTCGTTTAACTTGTTGTGGGTGTCAATAGTAAGGATAGTTTCGCCTTTGTCAGACTCAAATACTTCGAAGTGTGTTTCTGATTCATTAAGTGCTTCACCTGTACAGTTTAGTACTTGTTCTGCAACAATAGCATCAACATCGTCTTGTTTACCTTGCCATATAATACTAATACTTTCCATAATAACTCCTAATGATTCAGCATGATACTGTTTACAGTACCATCAGTGTACACAAGTTTTGCTCTAATCCAAACATAGTTGCCTGTAAAGTTAGCAAATTTATTATCAGTTTCGTTTGCGGCTGTGTAAGAGTGTACTTCAAACCAGTCACTTTCTGCAGGTGTAGTAGCAAGTGAAGCCTGGATACTAATAGTACCTGTTAGACCTGCATAATTGTACTGTACAGTGTGCAAACCATCTGCACGACCGTAATACCCATCACCTTTATAATCAGTTCCTGTTACAGTCGTAACAGTACTATCTCCTGGATGTGTATTTGCTGATAAAATTGTTTCGCTATTGCTTGGCATACATGTATTTATCTAAAGGCTTATGCATCAACAGTTACGGGTTTTGTTGCTTTATCCGTAACAAGTACAATAGCATTGTCTTTAACATCGATAACTACGTGTCCGCCTGTTTTTAAAGCACCAAACAATAATAGTTTACTTAGATCCTTCTTGATCTCTTTATCAATAGTTCTTTGTAAAGGTCTTGCACCCATCTTACTATCAAAGCCTACATCAACAAGGTAATCAATGGCTTCATTTGTAATATCAACAGTAACTTTTTTCTCTGTAAGCATGTCTTTAAGTTCAACAAGGAACTTGCCAACAATCTTGATCATTACATTCTTCTCAAGTTTGCCAAATGCTACAACACCATCAAGTCTATTACGGAACTCTGGAGCAAAGAACTTTTTAAGTTCAGTATCTTCGTAATCCATTTCCATATCTTCATTGAAGCCGATTGCATTTTTCTCTGCCTGTTCTGCACCAAGGTTGGTTGTTAGAATCAGAATGGCATTTTTTGCATCGGCTTCTTTACCGTTGCTACCTGTAACTTTTCCGTTGTCCATTAACTGTAGTAAGATTTGTGAAACATCTGGGTGTGCTTTCTCAATCTCATCTAATAGTAATACACAGTTCGGGTGTTCTTGTAATTTTGTAATTAATAGTCCTGCACTATCTTCATAACCTACATATCCTGGAGGTGATCCAATTAGTTTTGCAACACTATGTTTCTCTTGATACTCTGACATATCAAATCTTACAAGTTCAACACTTAATTCATTTGCAAGTTGTCTTGCTGTTTCTGTTTTACCTACACCAGTTGGACCCATAAACACAAACGATCCAATAGGTTTGTTTTCTGCTTTTAGTCCTGCTTGTGCAACAAGAATCTTATCTACAATTTCATCTATTGCAGTGTCTTGTCCGTATACTTGCTTCTTAAGATTGCTATCTAAGTTAGCAAGGTTACTTGTTTCTTTTTGTTGTACTTGTTCTGGCGGTAGTTTAACTGCTTTAGCAAGTTCAAACTGTACTTCTTCTTTGCCTACAACACGTACTGTTGCTTCTTTTAAATTAAAACGTGAACAAGCCAAGTCTAATAAGTCAATTGCTTTGTCTGGTAGTTTCCTATCAGCCATATACTTCACACTTAATTTAATTGCTTCATCGATTGCATCATCAGTAATGTTAACTGAATGAAATTCTTCGTAATACTTTTTAATACCTTGTAAAATTTCTGTAGTTACATTCTTATCAGGTTCTGAAACACTAAGACGTTGGAACCTACGCATTAATGCACGATCCTTTTCAAAGTACTTACGGTATTCTTCCCAAGTAGTTGATGCTACAACTTTAATATCACCTTTACCTAATGCAGGCTTTAACATATTAGCCAAGTCATTCGATCCACCTGACCCTGCATTACCAGCACCATTCATCATGTGTGCTTCATCTATGAATACAATCGTTTTGCCTTGCTTTTTAATTGCACTCATTACAAGTTTAAAACGTTCTTCAAAGTCACCTCTGTACTTTGATCCAGCCAACATAGCACTAATGTCTAAATTATATACTGAGTACTCTTGTAAAAACTCTGGTACTGCTTTATTAACAATATTATATGCAAGTCCTTCTGCAATAGCAGTTTTACCAACACCTGGATCACCAACAAGTAGTACATTATTTTTACTACGTCTGCCTAATGCAAGTGCAATGCCTTCAAGTTCTTCTGCACGACCAATTACAGGATCAATCTTTTGATTACCTGCTTCTTTGTTAAGGTTAGTTGTAAAGTCACGTAAAGCCTTTTCAGCAACTTGACGCATTTCTTCATCTTCATAGATAGTATCTAATTCAGTGTTTAAGTAATCTGAAAAGCCTTCTTTTGTAAGACCTGACTTTTGAATATGATAGTATGACCAACTTTTCTTTTCGCCCATAATACTTAAGAACACATCAGTTGTTTCTATGTGTTGACGACCACTAAACAATACTTGTGTAAATGCTCTATTCAATACACGTTCTACTGTTGCAGTTTTCTTTGGCTTAAACTTTTTAACATCTTCTGGAACTTTGATCTCATCTAATTCTGTTTTAAGATAATGTTCAATGTTCTTTTTAATGAACTCAGGATCAGCACCAGCACCTTCAACTACTTTTACAAAGTTCTCTACACATAGCATAGAGAATAACAAGTGTTCAAGAGTAACATACTCATGTCTTAACTTCTTAGCGTCATTAATTGACTTGTCAAATACTGCTTGTAATTCGTCGCTCGGTTCTACCATTTAACATCCACCTTATATTTTTTAAATAATTTTTGTTGTTTTTTCTTAGCCATATCTAATCTAAGTTTACTTACTCTGTCTGTAAAGTTTATGCCTTGTAAGTGATCATATTCATGTTGAAAGATCCTTGCATTATAACCTACAAACTCTATTGTACACTCTTTGCCGTTAGAGTCAAGATACTTGGCAACCAAAGCAGTTGCACGTTTAACTTTAAAGTATAATCCTGGGTAACTTAAACAGCCTTCTTCACCTTCAATAACCCTATCATCTATTTTAACAACTTCGGGATTGAATAGTGCAAACGGTTCATCAAAGCCTTCCATCTCGTGTGGCTTTAGAATAAAAACTTGTCCATCAAGTCCGACTTGGTTAGCACTTAGACCAACTCCTGCATTCTTATCCATAATATCAATCATTTGTTTCTCAACATCTTTTGCATCAAGACTATTAAAATCAAAAGGTTTGACTTGTTTCTCTAACCATTCATTTGGGTGTAATACTAATTTTAATTTCATAACTTCCTTAATATATCTTTTTGTTTGTCCGTTAAGTTCTTAGGAACTGTACCTTTTATGTTTAGGTATACGTTACCTGCTTGACCTGTATTATAGTTTGGGAGACCTTGTCCGTGTATGCTTAATGTAGTGCCTGGTTGTGTGCCTTGTGGAACATTAATACTTATAGTACGTCCGTTGGGTAAACTTAAATTTGTGGCAGTGCCTAATATCAAATCAAAAACTCCAATTTCAGTTTGTACATGCAAGTCTAAACCGTTTATATCAAACTTTGGATCACGCAATATACGAACTTTTACATGAAGGTCGCCTTTGGGTAACTGTTGTATACTATCATCACCTAATCCGTGATAGTTAATAATGTCACCGTGTCTTGATCCTTTAGGAATATCTATGTTAACAGTTTGTTCTTTACCACTTCTTGTTCTAAATGTAGCAATTACACCTTTACCTGTGTATACTTCTGCTAATGTAATATCACATGCTATAGTTACATTTGAATTACGTTGCGGTCTACGTTGTTGCTGTTGAAAGCCTTGTCCAAATGCTTGTGCAAATAAATCTTCAAACCCTCCCATTCCTTCAAAACCATTTGGACCAAATCCTTGTGGTTGGGGGTTATCATATTGCTGTCTTTTTTGTGGATCTTTTAAAGTGCTGTATGCTTCATTGATTTGTTTGAATCGTGAATCGTCACCACCAGTCCTGTCAGGGTGGTGTTGCATACTCAATTTCTTGTATGCTGACTTTAAATCTTTTTCGGATGCGTTTCTTGGAACGCCTAAAACTTCATAATAATCCATAGCACTATTATATACTTATTTTAGACGAAAGTCAAGAAGTATTTTGTTGGAAGGTATTACTTACTTTTTACTTTTAGATGTACCAGTGTAAAGACCAAACCAAGCCGCGCCAGCACCAACTACGATACTAATTAAACCTGATTGTTCCATAGTAGGAGCAGGTAAGTTCATGTACCAAATTACGCACTTGTATAGTAATACAATGTAAACAGTTAAGAATAATCTTGGAAAGATTCTCCAAGCATCAACTGCTCTTGCCATATGTATTAATTTTGCGTATGGGTTAACGCCTAAGTCTTTTATACTTGTGTCTACTTCTAAATCTACTGTAATTTTTTGTTTAGGTTCTGCAACCTTTATATCATCAGCCATTATTTTTTACCCTCTAATTTTTTAAGACGAGCCTCTAACTCATCAATTTTCTTTGTTACGTGTGGATACTTTTTACGCCATGCATCCGTAGGTTGCTCTAACCAAGTCCACCCCCATCGTTGTACCAAGTGGTCAACTATTAAATCAAACTTTGCATAGGCCCACAATCCAATACGTGTACCTTTGATATAAGTTGAAAACGCAAGACCGAAAAGCGATCCAACGAGTGCAGTGTATATCCACAGACGATCGCTCGCCATTCTTTCTATTAATTCCCACATAGTATTCCCTCGTTAACTATGTATATTTATCTGAATGTTAGAAAGAACAACTTAATTCACCCTTGGGTGTTAACTTATCAGTCCTTAAATCGTCTATAGTTTCAATGGATTCTGTGTCAATATCGACACCAGGCTTCATATTACAGCGTTCTGTTGAACAGCCAGCCAGTACTATGAGCACCAACACTATAAATGTAAGTCTCACTACTCTGCTTTTGGAGTTTCAGGTTCGTAATAATCTTTGTATTCGTCTATTACTTGTCTTTGTTTGATCATGTATGCACGGATCTGTGCAAAGTTTTTAGAAAGGAATTCGTAGTCTTTGTCGCTTAAACCAAATAGTACAGGATCTTTACCTTGTTCTTTTAGTTTAGCAAATACTTCTTCTGCATTTTCGCTTGTAATGATTACCCATTCCAAAGGTTCCATCTTAGCCGCATCTGGATGTGGCAAATTAAGAGGTGCTCTTGGAACTTCTGTTTCAAATATTTTCAGTTCTTTTACACTTGAACAACCACTTACTATGATAGCAAGTAAACTAATGATTAATATGTTTTTAATATGGTACATAATTTGGGTTCGCTATACTTGGACACTCTGTGTTTGCTTCTGATTTCTTAGTAGCGTTAATCTCTTTTTCTGTTAATGGTGCTCCCATTGCAATTTCTACACATCGCAATGCTTTCTTAGTTGCATTATTAAGAACACGTTCGATTGGCTTTGTTCTTTTAACAGCAAGGTCGCCTAAATCTCTTACTTCACCTTTTGAATTAATTTTATTAAAACGTTTATCTAATGCTGTAAACTCTGCGGCAAGTGTTTTGTTTGTCTGTTCAAGTTCTTTATTAGCAACAAGAATTGCTTTAAAGTCATTAGCCTGTTGTGCAATAACAACCTTTTGACTTTCAACACTTTGTTCTAACTTTAAATTATTTGCTTCTGATATTGCTAAATCTGACTTTAGTGTTTTTACATACATAACACCGCCACCGGCGCCTGCTAACATTATTAACACTATTGCTATTTTAATTGAACTAAACATTATCTTCCCTGGTCACAAACTTTAATAGTGATGACTTTATTGTCACCATCTGTCATTTCTTTAAACAAAGGTCCTACGTGATACTCGTGGCCGCAGTTTTCACAACTTACTTGGCTTGAGCGATCGCTGTTTCTCTGGTCTCGTTTACTCTGCGTGTCCATCCTCTACCAAACGTTTCAAAAGTTTTAAGTGACTCATAAAAGTCTTGTCTAATTTGCTGGTATTCTTTGATAGCGTGTGTTACGCCTTTCGCTTCGCAATAACCTTGAGTCATCTTGATTGTGTTAGGGCCAATCCACCCGTCTATTTTAGAACCAACCATCTTCTGTAAGAATTTAGTTGCACGGTGACGTCCGCCGTTTACACACATGTCAAATACACATAAGTCTAAACCTGCTGGAATATCATCTGCTAAGATTGCTTTCCAATAATTTTTCTTATAAATTGGAGTAACATCTTCAATAGTTAATTCTTTAATTCTATCTTTAGTAACAACCTTACCCATCCAATCTTCGTAAGTTTGTTTAGTAACGCCTAAATTAGTTGCGCCACCTGGATCTTTAGGGTGATCAACATAACCGCCTTCATGATGTAGAATAATTTCTAAACATGTTTTAAAATTGTCTTTTGCCATTTGTGTTTATCCTCTTTTACAAATTAGTGAGTACCCATTGTTTTCAAGTACCAATTTTTTACCGTACTTTGTGATGTCATAGTCACCTAAGTACTTTGTTAAGTAGATGACTTCAGCGAAGCCGTTGACATCTAATGACTCATTGATATTTACCTTCTCATTGGGTGCGAAATCCACTATATTGAGATAAATTGGATCCATGTATGTGTTCTTAATACGCAACTGGTTCTCATTTATAATATCAATTTCTTCAGCATAACTCTTGCTAAAGAAGTTCTTATAGTTATCCATATTACTTTCATTAACTTTGATTTCATATGCATTATGATCTGTTGGGACCATTTCGGCTAAGTTAGCCTCATTACAATCTTGACTCTTAAAGCCTTTGTAATATCTAAATTTCATACCGTCTAAACCGGAAATCTTTGTTATGCCGTCTACTATCTCATGTATTTGACTTGGAGTATCTTTACTTCTTTCAACTTCGATGAATACTTTATACATACCATCACGTTGCTCACCGTTAGTAGCATCAGCATCAAGTACAAATGGATATCCTTTTTCAACAAAGTTTTCTAAGTCTTTTGCACTACCTTCGTTCTTAGTTGAGAAACTTAAAACACAAATGTCTTTGTCGTCACCCATTTTAGATTTGAAACTATCAATCTCAAAAATACGATCAACAAGGTCGATTAAATCATCTTTGCGTAGGCCCATTATACTGCACCTTCTGCTGGCATTTCTGTTCCTGCACCTGTACCTGCTTGAACGCCTGCTTCTGCTGGCTCAGCCTCTGGTGCGGCACCTGGTGCTTGTCCAGGCTCAGTATTAAGATCAATCATTTCATTATATCCACTATAAATGTCTACAATAAGTTTTTTAGGCATATTAATTTCTACGACCCAAATCTCTCTGCGGTCAAGTTTGCCTTTTTTAGTGCCAGGACGAATATCTTCTGGCTTACGAATTCTTCTTGGTTCCAGTATATGGTCTTTTTTGTACGAAACTTTACAGTCGTAATCTAATAGACGTTTACCGCCCATTGGGTCAGGCATAGCATCTCTTGGCCACATAAATGCACAAGTAACCCAATGTCTACCAATCTTAGGACCAGCAACTAATTCGCCATCTTCCCAGTTCTCGTACACATATAGATCTAACTCGTCTAAGACTCTTTCAAAGTCTTTAAGCACCGTAAATGCAGTATCGCTTTCGTAGATACCCTGAATATTTTGTATAACTTCTAATACGTCTTTCATATGCTCTTTCCAATCTTATACACTTATTTATCAGGTTTAGGATTATAAGTATGTGGTTTTGTCACGAGATATATCGCTAAATATTTTTGTAGGGAAGGTATCCTACGAATAGTTTGTATTTCATAAAAGGAGAACTTAATGGGTGCAAAAAGAAGTGCTCGGAAGAGCAAACAACGCAACGAGAACAACATTGTTGCAATCAACAACTTTCTTCCACAGAAGAAAAAAGAAGTCAAAATACTACCCCGAAACATTAACCAAGAAACATACGTACTGAAACTGTTAGACCCTAAGAAGGACATAGTCTTTGGCATAGGGCCGGCAGGAACAGGTAAAACTCTGTTGGCAGTACAAACCGCGGTTAAACAGTTTAAAGATGGGGCGGTAGATAAAATAGTCGTAACAAGGCCTGCTGTAAGTGCAGATGAAGATCTCGGATTTTTACCGGGTACTATGGAGCAAAAAATGGCACCATGGACACGGCCGATCTTTGATGTACTAAAAGAATACTTCACAGCAACAGATCTTGAAGGTATGACACAAGAAGGTGTACTTGAAATTGCACCTTTGGCCTACATGCGTGGTAGAACATTTAAGAAAGCATTTATAGTTGCTGACGAAATGCAAAATGCTACGCAAAATCAAATGAAAATGTTATTAACAAGATTAGGTACTGGAAGTAAAATGGCAGTTACTGGTGATCTTGCACAGGCAGATAGACTTGCTGATAACGGACTCATAGATTTTTGTAGACATTTAGAAAACAAAGGTACCACAGACCGTTTAACAGTTGTCGAATTCACAAGAGGGGATATTGAAAGACACGAGGCAGTGAAAGAAGTACTTGAAATATATGGAGATGTTTATTGATCGCCGGGTAAATCGGTATCGTGAGCGTCAACAGTATAATATTTCTTTTGCTTGACCCACTTAATCCAGCCTGCGTAAGTAATATTATGTAGGCTGGATATGGCACGGTGACGTTTAATAACAGTTTCGTCAAGTTCAAATGTTCTTGCAACCTGTGTTTCACGTTTGAAAGGTATAACTTGTACCAATGGTTCACCCATTTTAATCATAGTGGGTTTAATTTCTTTTAACATAATATTAATAGGACTTTGTGGAGCACCTGTATCGTGATCCATTACACCTGGAACTGCTTCCCAGTTCTTTCCTTCATGATAATACATTGGAAGATACAATGTACTGTATCCAACCTTGTTCCATGTAAACCAAGGATTGTCTAATTTAATTGCACCTCTAACAGAAAACTTTTTATTTAGAAGTTCGCCTAACTGTTCTTCAGGGTGATAAGCATCATTGTAATTAGGTTCACTATAACGTGTTTCTATATGTTTTCCATCTGGTGTTGGAATAATTTCAATATCACAAAACGCAGGAATAACAAATCCCATACTCATATAATCTGTAATACCAGGACATGATCTAACTGTTTTATGATGATCTATATTGTGTCGTCCTTTTTCATAGTACGGACTCATTTCTTTAAACTTCTCTGGAAAGAATTTACCTGCTGGTTGTATTGGAGCATACTTACGTACTCCCCAATTTGCACAAGCAAAATTAATCACAGGTGTTTCTTTAGAAAAGAGATTTTTTATGAAATTGAACATATAACTACTTATTGGAGGTTTCCAGCAAGAGGAAATATTGTGGCTATTACTTTTGCACATGCATGAGCAATTTCCATATGTTCTTTTTGTGTACCATTAGCACCACGTAATTCAATATAATGCACCCAACTACGTAGAGTACCATTCATGTACAATGTTGTTTTAGTAATGCCTTCGGGTAATACCTTACGTGCTTGTTCTTTAGCAATACCTTTTTCAATAGCATTATCGTAAATAACCTTAGATGCTTCGGCAATATACTTTTGTTGTGCGTCCCACCACATTGCTAATTCTTTGTCTTCGGTCTCAATACTGTTTTGTCTGTTCTTAGTATCTTGTAAACGTGCTTCACTGTATTCAAACATGTCGCCTTGTTCTTCTGGATTAGCATAACGTTGACTAAACTCTTGGAAACTAAAACTTCTATGTCTTACAATCTGATGTGCAATATCACGTGTGGTTTGAATTTCTAAACAAGCACTTACCATCTCAAGTGGAGACCAATGTTGATGTTTAATCAAATATTTGATAAGTTTCTCATTAGTTTCTTTATTCATTTGATTGCTTGGGTTACTTACCCTGGCACAAAACGCAATAAGGTCTTGTACATTGTGTAAATCGTTTTCATAATCTTCAGTAGGCTTTGAATAACTTACTAACTTAACTTGCATGTTCGTATTCCTCTTTTGTTACGGTTGCACTAATGTTGCCTGATATTGCAACTCTGTCATGGTCACAATTTTGATGTGGTACATTGTGACTTGTATTACCAGGGAATAAAACCAATAAACCACTTCTTGGTTTTACTTTGAAATTTGATCTTGTAAATTGTAATGGAGAACATTTCTCACATGCATTTACATAATAACAGAAACTAAATGTAGCAGGCCAATGAGCATGTTCTACTGTGTGATGTCCTGCTTGATTTTTATAAACCATTCCCCAACAATCAATAATATTCCAACGCATCATTTGTGCGCCACGTTGACTTAATCCTTCTACACTATTAATACATTGTAGTATAGCAAAGTCGCAAATCTTTTTAAAGTCAGGGTCTTCGTAAAGTCTAAAGTCAGTCATATCGGCTTTTACGTTGCTTCTATGACCCATCTCGTCACCCATACTACGTATTTTTTCTTCGAGTATAGGATTAAGTGTATCGGATTTGTTGTAACTTACTTGTATTACATCAAATTCTTCTTGTGATATTAATGGTGTTACTTGAAAAAAGTCTTCCAACTATCCCGTCCTTAATAATACGTGATACCCGTATTCAGTTTCAATTGGGAATGTAAGCATTTCATCTTTGTTTATTCCACTTATAGGTTTAGCAATCTCGTATTCCATATCCCCTGGATAATCAAACCAACCTAAGTCGCCACCATTCTTTGCACTTTTTCTACAAGCACTATGTTCTTTTGCGGCTTGATCAAAAGTTAGTACACCTTCTATAATATCTTGAATAATAAATCCTGCTTCTTGCTCCGCCGCTGGCTTAGGACGATTACTTGTTTGTGCAGTAGCACCTTGATGACTAATTAGAATATGACTTGCTCTAAGTCTTTGTATTTTTACACTCATTCTCCTGCTCCAGGTTTAGGAGAGAAATATTTGTTAAACTTATCAGGAACGTCCACCCAGTCTTCGGCGTCTTCCGGAACAGCATCATCATCTTTCTCAGTAATGTTAGGCCATATGTTTGAATATTTTTGATTAATGTCAAACCATCGTTTATCTGTATCTTCTGTATCTGTAATAATTGCATCTACAGGACATTCAGGAACACAAACTCCGCAGTCAATACATTCATCTGGATTAATAACAAGCATATTTTCACCTTCGTAAAAACAATCTACTGGACAAACTTCTACGCAGTCCATGTGCTTACACTTTACACAATTTTCATTTACAAGGTATGTCATATTACTACTTATTAAGTTTACAAACGTGCTAACCTAATCATGGTCGCCGCTAAATTAATCTCAGGATCTGCAACAAGTGTATGATCCACCAAGCCTTGTTTAATCACAAGTATTGCACTCTCTTGTTTTTCTTCATCACCGAACAATGCAATGTTATCATACATCCATTTGTAAATATCTTCTACTTCATCTGGACGTACTTGACTACAAACAAGTTTCCTTGCTTGGCCAATCTTACCTGCTTTAAACAGTTCAACCATCTCAATCTTATAATCTGCTTCACCTGTGTCACCATCAGTAGGTTTGTTAAGTACACCGTCTGCACTATTCATTTGTACTGTGTTAATACACTTACGCAAGTCTGGATAAGTTGCTTTTACATAAGTGTCAAGTGTGTCTAAGTCTGGAGTAACACCTTCTTCAATTAAGATCTGTGCTACACGAGCCGTAAATTCATTTTGATCAATACGTTCAATATGAAAGCCTTGACATCTACTATGCAATGCAGGAATAATTCTGTTAGGGTAGTTACAGGTTAAAATAAATCTGCTTGTAGTATGATACTCTTCCATCACGCCACGCAACGCCGCTTGTGCGTTTGGACTTAGATAATCAGCCTCATCAAGTAATACAACTTTAAAGTCACCAAATGGAATCATTTGTACAAAGTTTACAATCTTGTCACGTACATCTTCTACACTGTTTGTTCTTGATGCGTTAATTTCTAAGATGTCTAAATCGTTAAGATCAAGTTCATTGAATAAAAGTTTTGCAAGTGTTGTTTTACCAATACCTGCATTACCGCTAAAAAGTAAATGCGGAATTGTTCCTTCTTTGATCCATTGTTTTACTTGATTCTTTTGATGTTCATCTCTGAACACATAACCGTCAACTGTATTAGGACGATATTTTTCTACCCATAATTCTTTCATGCCTGTTTTATCCTCTTTCTTAATTCACTTGTACTAAATGAATGTTGCCTTTTATTATAATATATTTCTATGCCGTTGTCAATACATAATTGCTTACCTGTATACTCTTTTGTACGATATTCTTCACCAATAAAACGAGTACAAATTTGGTAAGTTAATAAGATATCAATTACGTCTTGTTCTGTAGCATAAGGAATAATTTGATCAATATACTTACAACCTTCAAGTTGTACATATCTTTCAAACACACTCTGTATTGGTTGGTTCTTTTCTGGTCTATCAATAGTAGGGTCAGTTTGTAATCCTACTATTAAAAAGTCGCAGTTTTGTCTTGCTTCTTTAAGCATAGCAACGTGTCCACTATGGAACAAATCAAATGATGAGAATGTTATTCCTGTATTCATAGTGTTATTATACAGACAAACAGGACGTTTGTCAAGTGTTTTTTAGAGGTCGCCGTCTTTGCGATTCTCCGAAAAGTGTACATCGAATTCACCTCCCGGATATCTTGACTTCAATTTGTTTACGTTTTCTTCTAAGACGTCATTAGGGTCAAGGCCCAAAGCACGACAACTGTTAATCCAATACCAAGCGATGTCGCCAAGTTCTCGTTTAGCATGAAATATTGTGTCTGCATCCAATGGTTTACCTTGGAATATACATTTTTTAACAATTTCAGCAAATTCGCCTCCTTCTGATGCCATCCCAATTGATCCAGTTAGTAGCAATGCCATGTTAACATTACTGTCTTTTTCAAGTTTTTCTAACTGTGCTGTTAAGGCACCTGTTTCATTACTTTGTAATGATGTTACTTCTTGTACAAAATCTTTGTACTTATTTAGATCTACGTTATCCAATTTTTATTCCACTTCTTAGTTAGCGCCAAAGTCCTCTGGACTGTGTGCTTGATTATCACCCGCACCTGAAAAGGCACCAAACATAGTTTCTTCTGGTTGTTCATCTTGCCAAGCAAGAATTCCTTCCGCTTCAACTGTACGCATGTCTACATAGTTTCCATCTTCGTTTTCGTCAACTTGGAAAGTACGTGTCCAACGTCCATGTGATACTAAAATCCAATCACCTACTTCATATGGATCTTTATTAGTGTTACCTTTGGAAACAACTTGTCCCCAACGTGGCTTAATACCTCTATCCTTACCATCATCACTTGTAATAATAATTCCTCCAGCGGTCTTTTGTTCGCCGAAGTTCATATGTTTTACAATAACACGATCATGGATTGGTCTAATACTACCTGTAACCTTGGTTGGCATAGCAGGTTTTCCTGCCGCCATTGCTTCGTAATCTAAATCAGACATTAGTCACCTTTTTTTACAAAATTGCCATCGTCGTCTTCGACCCATTCGTCTTTAACAACAGTTTCTTTTTCAACTTTTTTAGTTGCTTTTTTAGCAACGGGTGTTTCCTCTACAACTTTGTTTACAGGTTCTTCAGCCTTTGCCGCAACAGGTAATTCATCTGTAACAACATTAGGATTGTCTCTGTAAAAGTCAGCCATAACATCTTCACGTTTTCTAATAATCTTACCGCCTGGGCCTAATTCATCGCCACGTGCATTTACACGAGCATTTCCTACAGCCGGAGTAAGTTCGTTTTTTTGACGTAATAGGTCCATGTCAACTTGTTTACCTTGCATTGACTTGTATACTTTACGTCCTTTTTGTTGTGCCGCCATATTCTTCTCCTATTATATGTTTACTTATCTCAGGAACTCCTGCCAGTCCAGGTCAAAGTGAATTGAGTTTATTCTATGTATTCCAATTAAGTATAGCACATAACTTGCTACACTTGAACCTCTACCTACACCCCATACTATATTGTTTTCACGCATGAAGTCTACCAAATATATCATATACTGCAATAACGGATACATTCCTCGTTCATCAAACTCAACAAGTTCTGCTTCAGTACGCATCCATTCTTCTCTGTCACCAATTTGTTCTTTGTCAAGTTCGTCTTGTAGTTTAGCATACATCCATTTGTGTATATCAATGTCTTTATACTTCTGTGGCATAAACCATTCACTTTGACATACATTGTCAAAAGTTTTTTGATCTACATCTAATGGAACATAAAATTGTAATTGGGGATTGCCAAACTCTTTTGCCCACTTGTTAAACTGTTCAAGTTCATCAGTTTTATCACATAGGACAATATGACACTTGTCAATAGATCCTGTATAGATCATATCGATTAAGTTTTGATTCGTAAATGTAGGAACTCCGTTAGAGTCTGTTTTTATCAGCATGTATATATTTTAACTGATATTAATCAGATTGTCAAGATCTTTATCGCCATTTTCTACCATTTCTTTTCGGTAGCGTAGGCGAAGTTCGTCTCGATAGCCGTCTAATATCATAGACATTTGCATTTGGACTTCTGGGTTGCGTGTCATGAAGTACTTTTTGGATAGTTCCGTTAACTTCGCCTCAATTTGCGGAGTCGTGAATTCGGTTAAGTCTTCGTGGTGCGGGTGAATCATACTATGCCGCGTATGTGCCGTCGTATTTTACAAAGATAGTTGAACCTGCATTGTAAGTCCAAAAATCGATTACAATAGGATTGCTGTCATTAGTTACAGAAATTTCATTACTTGGTCCACTGTATGGCCAATCGTTATGGAATTTCAATGTTGAACCTGCTTCAGTACCAATTGTTAAAGTACGTGTTGTACCATCATTAACAAGAATTACTCTAATCTTACCAACTTTACCTGACTCAGGCCAACCAGTTGTTGTAAGTGTAACATCGCCACTAATAATAAAAGTTTGAACTGGTCCAAATTGGAAGTCAATGTTCTGAGAGGCTTGAACAGTACCGCCAGCGTTTAGTTCTTCACTTACATCAACCAAATTTGCATTGGTAATGTTGTTACCTAAGAAGTTGTTCGCTTCGTTCTTCTTTGCTGTGTTGTCTTGTAGTGCTTCAATTTCTGCTTTTGATGCTACGAAATTGCTTTTGATTGTACCAAAATTATCTCTAAACCCTTGTGAGTCATTGTCCTGACCTGCTACAGGGTATGCTGAGTTAATGCTTACATCATCAATATTACTTGCCATTATATTACCTCTCTATGCTTTTATTTATCTGTTTATATATTGTGTTCATAATTTGCGAACAGTATATATTGGTCTTGTGAACTGCCCGTAGTGCTATCTATAATGTATCTATCAATATCAAAATCAATTGTTTTAAAATTGAAATCAGCGTTTTTGATATTAAGCATTACTTGATCTGCTTGTCCTGCCTGGCAGTAAGCAATAGGTATGGCACTTGTATACCCTAATTCTTGTACACTGTTTGTTTGTGTTGTACGCATCCACAGTGGTAAAAAGTCTCTTTCTGTAACACCAGTTTCTGCTATTCTATCTCTCATATTTTGTAAATTTGAGATATATTTGGTATTATCGTTATCTTGACTTACTTTGACTGCACTGCTGTCAACTTTTAACGTATTAGTAATTGGTCTAAATCTATATGGTTCTGCTCGTTCAATTATAAACTCTTGTACACTTGTAACTGTAGCCCCTACTCTTGTTGTAACTGTAATATTACCTACTGTAGGAAATACAACACGACCGCTTCTTGTAATAATCTCTAAATCATTACCAATGCTTTGTACATTAATTGTTGGAGTTCCTGTACCTCTAACTCCAAGTTCGAATGAGCTCTTACCTGAACCTAATGCAGTTGTATCATCTTGACTTTCAAACTCAACACTGTCTACTGTAATACTATTACTGTTTCTACTTTTAAACTGTTTTGCAGTTCTTCCGTTAGTTGGCTCTGCAGGATCAAACACTTCTAAATATACAACTTCGTATACAGTATCATTACTGCCAGGTTCTTTTGCTACTGCTTTTTTAACTTCGCCAACTTTGTAAACTTTACGTTTATGATTCTTTGCTGTTGCCGCCACATATTTTCTAATGTCTTGTGTAAGTATACCTGCGTATGCTAACATCTTAATTTCTTTTTGTACACCAAATTGTGGATCACCTGCTCTGTAAACAAGGTCTGGTGGAAATATACTTGGATTAGATACAAATGCTTCGTAACTACTTCTAACAGTTTGTTTTAAGAAAGGCTTCATGAATAAGTTACTATACAAATTATCATCTGGGTCAAGTACGTCAAGTGTAAATTCTTGTTCAACTGCACTAAATCCAAAACGGTCTTCTGCTTTTACTGTAAACTTAAATTCTCTATCTATAACAGTCTTAGAACCATCAAAGTTCATTGTACCACTATCAAAGACTGTAAGTCCTGGATTAGTAGCAGTACCAAATTGATTCACTTTACCAATTATCTCACCGCTAATATCTAACTGTAAGCCTGAAGGTAAGTTACCTGATACAATGCTATATAACAACCTTGAGTCTGGAACAGTTGTTGTTGCTTTTATACTTTTTGTTGAAATAAAGTTTGCACTAATATTTCCTAAGTTTGGTAAAGTTGTAAACTTAATAGTTGAGTCAACTTCACCTAATATTTTAACTGTAAATGTTTTTGATTTTGTTGCAAGAACTGTTTCTGGTACGCCACCAAGTCTTGTTGCTTTAACTGTAAATTTATATTCTTTTGTAACTGCTGGTTGATAAGGTACACGACCTGCAATTTCACCCGTGCTACTATCTATTTGCATACCAGGTGGTAATGAACTTACACTATTATCATCGTTAAGTGCTTCAAGTGTATAAGTTAGTCTTCCTAAAATTGTTTCTGTATCTAATACATCAAGGAAGAATGTTAAGAAATTATTTGCTCTTCTAAATCCTAAGTTAGTAGGAGTTAGCCATAATGGAGTTCTTAAGTATGTATTGTCAGCACTAAACAAACCATTTGAGATTTGCATCTTAGTGTTGTCTGCTCTTAAGAAGTCATCACCTACAAGATAAATTTGGAACTTACGTTTCTTAATAGTATCGCCATCACTAACACTAACTATAAACTCGTAAAACCTATTTAATTTTCTTGGTTGTTTAGTTGGAATTCTGTCATCGTATATACGTGTGTCATAAAAGAAACTATCGTAACCGTTAGCACTTCTGTCACCAAAGTCAAAAGGAAATGTACCATACACGTTTGCATCATAGTGTCCGCTTCCTGCTTTCTTATCTAAAGCAAGTACAGGTTCAACTAATCCTACAATTCTTCCATCTGATGTAAGTTTTGTTCCTGGAGGAAGTTCACCATCGTCATCAGCAATGAAATATTCAAGTTCATCACCTGCAGGTAAATCTGCATCTATTGCTTGTAATTGGAAATCTAATAATGTGTTATCGAGTACAAAATATTTGCTATTTGGGTCAACAGCAATTAGTCCTTCTTTTGTAATCCATTCAGGTTCATCAGCACCGTCAATTAATATTGTAAATGTTCTATCTTCAATAGCACCTGAACTATCTGTTGCTCTAAGAACAAACTTTGATTCTGTTAGTCTTTCTACTTCAAACGGAGTACCTACAATATATAAACCTTCAATTCTAAGTCCGCCGGGTAAGTTTCCACTAATAACTTTTACTGTACTAATGGTGTTTGATACTGTGTTTACAGGGAGTGCAATTCCTATAGTTGCATTTTCTGCAAATATACCTAAATTAGATCCTGTTTTTAAAGTCCAGATGGTTGCCATGTTAATTCCTTATTCAATAGTATTTATCGGAATATTATGGCTATGGTTATAGCGGGTTTGTAATTGTGCCGTTCTCAATAGTAATATCTGCAACGGTACTGTCTTCTTGTAACCCTGGATCATCAAGCGTACCTAAATCAATGTTAGTTGCTGATCCTAAAAATTCAATAATACTTGAAACACTGCCTGTAATACTTCCAAAGTTAAAACCGTAAATATCTCTTACGTCAATACCGTATACAGTAGTTTCAGCATCTCTTATATTGTACAGCAATTTATTATTAGCATCTAAATCGCCGCCTAACACTGGGGTAGCGTCTGTGCTTAATTCTGTAACAGAATTAATTGTAATACCATTTGCACCATTTTGTGCTGTGGTTGTATTAGTACCGCCTGCAATAGTAAATGTATCACCTTCTGCAAGTGTAATACTTCCGCTATCAGTAGCAACAATTAATTGTTGTAATCCGCCAACACTTTCAATAATAACGTTACTGCTATCTGATGTAACTGTAACATTACCGCCTGCTTTGATTTTCTTAAATTGTAAATCAAACCCAGTCTTTTGTGCAAAGACGCCTTGTCCTTCTGTACCTAAATTAGATGCAGTTGTTTGCTCAGGATTACGATTGTCAAGTTCTGTAAAGTTATTATTAACTTTTACAAACGCTTCACGTAAATCATCACCTGTTCCGTCATTTGCTACGCCGCCGATATTAACTGTTTGTATTGCCATACTAATATTTATCCTATTCTGGTGGTCTCTTACGTACTGTGCGTCTTGCTCTCGGATACAATGCACCTGTAGTAGGTCTTAAATTATAATCTTTCTTAGGGTGCATAGCACCATCTATACTACGTTCAAAATTGTACTTTGCATGTACATTAGGTGAACCTTGTAAGTCATCTTCATCAGTTGGAGTGTCTGTAACTGCATCATGTAATTGATCTGTTACTGCCCATTTGCTTATTAAATATTCTTTAACTTGTTCTTGTGTATAATGAGGATAAGTTTCCATTAGACAAGCAACCAATCCTGCTACTTGTGGACTTGCCATACTCGTACCTGAAATCTTTCCAATTTTATAACTGGGCGAACTGCCGCTTCTCGGATCTGTTGTTCCACCACCTGGATAACTTGTATTCAAAACTGACATGATAGATGTGCCAGGAGCGTAAAGATCAACACCAGGACCACAATCACTAAATGATACTTTTCTATCTTTGCTGTTTGTTAAACTGGTATCAGTAGCACCAACACAGATATTAGGTATATCGTATGTGCCATCTACAGCATTATCATTTGCTGTTGGACTTGTGCCACGCATATAATATCTTGCACCCGCCGTTGTTGTTTCAAATGTATTATCCCAATCAGCATCACCTGGTGCGGCATGTTTCCATTTTCCGTTACCAGCCGCGCCTATTGTAATAATACCTTCATCAATAGCATCTTCGATGTCTGCATCAAGTGCCGCAACTCTTACAGGAATACGTTGATCTGCTATAAGTCCCCAAGCATTAAGTTGTGCAGTTGAAAAAGAACCATCAGTTGTTTTGTTATCATTTTGTTCAATAGTTAAATCAATCTGTGTAGGTGTTGCTTCATAAAATTTATATTCATATCTTATAGTAGGAGATCCAAGTGTGCCACTTGTGTTCTTATTACCTTCCCATACTAATCTATAAATTCTACTACCAACTGTACCTGTTGTTCCGTAAAAAATTCTTTGACAACTACAGTCTTCTGCTGTTACCATAATCTTTGGAAGAGAAGGTGTATTCTCATCAATACCAGAATACGTTGTTGCGCCACCACCAAATGTAAGATAACTGTTTGTACCCATATAGATATAGGGTGAACTTTCATTTAAAAATGTTACATTGAATGGCATTATAAGTTCCCAGTACCCGTCATCATTGCCACCTGTTGTTGGAGATACACTTGCTGTTAAAGTATCTACGTTAGCAATAGGAATATTTGTACCTAATGAAGTAACTGTCGCCGAAGGACTTCCTCCTGCATATCCTATAAGTGTACATCTTAATAATGCCGCTGACGTAGGGTCAGTACCTTCTGTAACTGTTGATTGCCATGTGATACTATAAACATCATTGTCTGGCAAACTTAAACTTGATTGTGTTATGTCAACTTCTGCAAAACCGCCGTCAACTGATGTTTCGCTATCTGTTTGTGTTTCAATTACAGCACTGGCTGAATTTTGAACAGTAACAGTAAGATCAACCTCTGAAATTCCTGTTATACCTTGTGTACTAACATTGTGTTTATAACTGATAGTAGCAGGTCCTTGTATGGTTGTTGTATAACTTGCATTAGGTAACACTTCTATATCTAACTCAATCGTTCCGCCTGTTCTTGTAAACCCTGTAGGGGTTGACCCAAAGTCGCCGCCAACTGTACCTTCAGAACCTGAAGTTGTAATACGTTGTGAAATGTTTTCTGGATCTGCTGTAAAAGCACTTATTCCTGCTGTAGAAGTAAACACTCCTGAAGTACCGTTGTATGTTGTTGATCCACTTGGTGTAAATCTTGTGCCTCTAAAAGTAACTGCCTGAATGGAGCTCATACTCCATTGATTTGGAAAAATACTCATTCCCCATGAGTTGTTGACGACTGTTGGGTTTTTGATCCCTGTGGATCCATTGACTGCTTTTGTTGCGTGAAATTGTCTAATGTAATCGAACACGTAAGGAAAATTGTTATTACCAACAGCGCCAGCATAGTAGTAAAGATTATATAAGTTCGCATCTCTTGCCCATCCTTGTCTGTTGCCCCCTGCTGTACCCATAACGTGATTAGCATGATAACTGCCTGGATTACCGTAACTGTAGTTACCTGCTGATCCGCCTGTTACTGCGGGGTTGTGTTGATACCAATTATACTGCACTATTCTTTCTGCTGAGCCGTCGGCTGTTTCTTGTCCTGATATTTGTGTGTATTCCGGATGTCCAGTGTATATACCGTCACCATCACAAATTACCAAGTCAACGTTTCGACCAGTTGCATTAAATGATATTGTTGTGTTTACTTCCGTAAAAGTTTGACCCCAACTTGATTGATTTTGTCCGTCTAATAGGCGTAGCAATCCCCAGTTAAGATCTGTGTCTGTGTTTGTGCTATTTCTTGCAAAATTTCCTGTTTGTTCTACTATTGAGAATTCACTAACATCGATTTTTGCATCTTTAGGGTTTAGTTCAACCGCTAAAACTCTTTCATCATTTTTGATTAAATTATGTTCGGCTTGTGAGAGCCAATATTCTGTTGTTCTGGATATTGGTCTTGAGGCGTGTGGTACAACTGCTCTATTTGGTATGTAAAGTGCGCCGCCTGGTGTTTCCATGTCATCGGAAAATGCTACGCTGTCTACACCCTTTTTGAGTGTTACCATGTAGATCTTTTTTTCTACATGTTTCCTTAAAGACATGTTAGCCCTCCAATTTTAGCAGTTTCAGTGTAGTTGTTATTGTTGCAGTTCCACCACTTTTATTTTTCACTGCCGCATATATTGTTGTATCGTTTGCACTATTCCAACCTAACACTGCTGGACCAAATTCAATAGTTTCTGCTCCATTGGATAGTACTTCTGCAATTACGCCTGAGTCTGGTGTTGGATCAACTCCTTCACCTCTACTTGCGTCTGCTGTTCTTTTTGCCACACTTGTGTATAATCTTACCCATGCCGCTGATGATGTTTCTATACTCATTAGCATGTATGACTTAAATCCTGTAATAGACACATCTTCGTTTGCATCATTGGCAATACTATTAGTTGATACTGCCGCTGTTGATCTTGTAGCAAGTCCTTCTGATCCACCTGCTCCTGCAACTGCTGTATCAACATAAGTTTTTACAGCACTTTCTACTGGAACTGCTGAAGTACTATTACCAGCAAGTGTTCCGTCTGTACTAAATTCGTTAACAACTGTGCCTGCCGCAAAACCAACTGATCCTGCGTTAACTAAACTTACACCTGATAAGTTTGTTGCAAAAGTAAATGTACCTGATCCGTTTGTTGTTAATACTGTGTTTGCCGCACCATCTGAAATACCTAAGTCTGTTAATACACTTGGTGCGTCTGTAATTCCGTAACCTGCAAGTGTTGTTGGTTTACTTGTAATGGTTGTAAATGGTAATTCAAAATCAACTGCGTCCCAAGTTAATCCTGTCCATTGCATAATTTGACCTGCTGTAACATCACCTACACTTGTGTCATCTAAGTCTGATACTTGATAAACAGGTTTGCTTGTAACGTTGTTCCAGTCTAAATAATAACTTCCACTAAAGCCTTCAAGCGTTGATGCATCTAATCCACCACCACCTGATGTTATATCATCTGCTGGTAACCATTTATTGTTTAACCATTTTAACACTTGTCCGTTTGTTGGAGGTGTTGTTGATGTATCAACATCTGACATGTCATCAATGTCATTTGGAATAATTGGCTTATTGCTTAAATCATTGTAACTACCACTTGTTGCCACAGTTGCATAAGTTGGTAAGTTAAGAAGATTGTTATAAGATACAAAACTGTTAATCCAGTTGTTTGTAGTAGCATCGTATTTTAAAACTTGCTCGCCTGCTGGTGCTGTAATAGTAACATCAGTTAAGCCTGGTAAGTTACTTGCACCGCCACCACTTCCAACTCCAGTTGCACCAATAGTTAATGTATTTGCACCATCGTCGTAGGTTAAAGTAATACCAGTTCCTGCTACAAGTAAATTATTTAATCTATCGTCTACACGTTCGTTTGAAAAATATTGTTTACTACCTTCAACAATATCATCTGTGTTAGCCGGAATAGTTGGAGCACCTGTTAAATCCGCATAGTTTCCACTAAATGGATTATAAGGTATTCCTGCAATGGTTAAACTTGTTGCCGCAATATTACCAGCACCAATAACACCGGATCCTGTTAAGTTTAGATTATCACCAATAGGTAATTCTTTTAACTTATTACCGTCTGCGGTATCTACTATAAGTGGTATTCTATCTGCCATTTTGTTTTCCTATATCAATATTTATCGTACTCATTACAGTGCCGCTATTCTTGTTTGGAAGTCTGCAAAGTCTGTACTTGCCGCTACTTCTGCTTTTAATGTTGTTAGTGTAATTGTCTCTGCTTGTAACGCACTTGCCGCCAATGCACCTTGTGCAGACGTTGCCGCATCTGTGATTCCATAACCTGCTTA